CAGAAGGAGATTAAAGATGGCAAAATTATGGACCCAATGGAAATGCAATCTCTTGAGATGGGTATCCACCCTGAACAACAACCTGGTGGAGCTCTTAACCCCGAAATGCCTATGGATCCAGGAGCTCAGGGCGGTGCCCCTGGCGGTGGAGAACAACCCAAAGGCGGAGAGATATAAATAATTTCAGTCCTAGTACTATATTAACCTGTTATGGATGACTTAATTGATGCGATTGTTAGTAATGAATCTCCAACGGATATTCATGCTAAGATCAAAGATATTCTTTATGCTAAGAGTGCAGAGAATATCAATTCCGTTCGTCCAGCTGTGACTGCATCTATGTTTGGAGGACCAAATCCATATCTAGATGACGAGTCTGCTGAGACCGAAACTGATGAAACAGCTCCAGAAGCTGAGTCTGAAGTAGAAGTTGGAGATGAAGTATCATCTGAAGATGAGACGGATGTTGAAACTACTGCCGAAACGGAAGTAGCTCCTAGTGATGAGGAAGAAGTAGAACCCGCTGTTGCCTAATTAAAATGAAACTCATTACAGAAGAAATCGAACAGTGTAAAGTTCTTGTCGAAAAATTAGAAGACGGCAAGAAAAACATGTTCATTGAAGGCATTTTCCTTCAAGGAAATCTAAAGAACAGAAATGGACGTATGTATCCAGTCGAAATTCTCGAAAGAGAAGTCGGCAGATATACAGAGTCTTTTGTATCTAAAGGTCGTGCATTAGGTGAACTTGGCCATCCCGATGGTCCAACTGTCAATCTGGATAGAGTTTCCCACAAGATTACTTCTCTTACAAGAGAAGGTACTAATTTTGTAGGTAAGGCAAAACTTCTAGACACCCCAATGGGTATTATCGCTAAATCATTAATCGATGAAGGCGTTACTCTTGGAGTATCTTCTAGAGGTATGGGAAGTCTTCGTACTACAAACGAAGGATATAAAGTTGTTGGTGAGGACTTTATGCTCGCCACTGCTGCGGACATCGTAGCAGATCCTTCCGCCCCTGACGCTTTTGTCAATGGCATCATGGAAGGAGTCGAATGGATTTGGGACGCTGGTATTCTCAAGGCTCAAAGCACTGTAGCAATGCAAGAAGAAACATCTGAACCTGCTGTAGCTGTCATGACCCCAGAGGAGAAGGTGGCTGAAGTCATCGAAGAGACTCAAGAAACTATAAATAAGTTTGTTGATCAAAAACAATTAGATGAGAAGAAATTGGAAATTTTCCAAAACTTCTTATCAAATCTATAATTTATAAATAAGTATAGATTTTCAATATCTACAACGATTAGACGGAGAGTTCAAATGTCTCGTGGAGATTTACAAGAAATGGAAGTAGGCACAAAGCAATCCAAGACCGCTGTTAATAGTGGTGCAAAGGCTGGTGATCCCATGCCTTCCACTCCCGATTACGTCAAGAGTAGTCAGGCTGTTGAAGATCTGGGTGGTCCTACCCCTCAGAACTCTAAGCCTGATGACGATTCTAACAAGTTGAAGACGCCAACCGCGACTATCAAACAAGTTAAGGATGTAGTCAATAAGGGAGCTGGAAAGGCTGATTCGATGCCCTCTGCAAAGAAAGGAGCTATGTCTTACGAAGAAACCGAAAGCAAGGAAGAGGAGGTCATCTCTGAAGAACCTGCTACCGAAGAAACGAAAGTAGACATCAACGCTGCTATCGAAGAGGATGTTAATGCTCTTCTAAGTGGTGAAGATCTCTCCGAGGAGTTCAAAGAAAAGGCTAAGACCATCTTTGAGGCTTCGATCAACGCAAAAATCAAAGATATTGAAACATCTCTACAAGAGGCATACGCTACCAAACTTACTGAAGAAGTCGAAGAAATCAAAATCGGCCTCACAGAAAGAATGGATGCCTACCTAGAGTATGTCGCTGAGGAATGGTTAGAGGAAAATGCACTCGCTGTTGAGCGTGGCATTAAGACCGAAATGACCGAAAGTTTCCTTGACGGCATGAAGAAGCTTTTTGAAGAACATTATGTATCCCTCCCTGAAGATAGATATGATGTACTTGAGAGTATGGTAGACAAGCTTGATGAAATGGAGACAAAACTCAATGAGCAGATTGAGAGGAATGTTGGTCTTAATGCAAGACTAAACGAAACTACTGCTCAAACCATCCTAAACAACGTTGCTGAAGGACTTGCAGTTTCTCAGAAAGATAAACTGGCAAATCTTGCAGAAGGTGTTGAGTTTGAAAGTGAAGAAGCATACCGTGAAAAACTAACTACCCTTAAGGAATCGTATTTCGGTTCTAAGGCAGCTAGTTCTTCGGATGAGACAGTACAACTGAAAGAGGAAGCAGAACACGTAGAACCTGCAACAGGATCTATGGCAACCTACCTACAGGCCCTGTCTTCTGTTCACAGAAAGTGATTGGCTATTTTTAAGTAAAACCTTCCAGAAAAATGCAACAAAACATTAACTATAACGCACTCACCGAAAAGTGGGCGCCTTTACTCGACTTCGATGGAGTCGATCCAATTAAAGACCAACATAGAAGAAACGTAACAGCTGTACTTCTAGAGAACCAGGAGCAAATGCTCCGCGAGAACCAAGAATTCCTTGGTGAAGCTTCCCCAACCAACTCTGCTGGTACTGGTGGATTCAGTGGTTCTGCTGCAGATGCAGGTCCTGTTGCTGGTTTCGATCCAGTCTTGATCTCCTTGATCCGCCGTGCAATGCCTAACTTGGTCGCTTATGACCTTGCTGGTGTTCAACCAATGAGTGGACCTACTGGACTCATCTTCGCGATGCGTTCCCGTTACACCAACCAGAGTGGTACTGAAGCTCTATTCGACGAGCCAGATACTGCATTCTCTGGACAGAATAGTTCTGAGAACCTCACCAACGGCATGACTGATGCCGCTGCTGGTTTCGGTACTACTTCTCAGTCTGGTTCTAACCCTTCGATCCTCAACCCTGTTGGATCTGCAACCACATCTGCTTATGATGTTGGTCAGGGTATGACCACTGGTGACTCTGAAGCTCTCGGAGACGCTGCTTCTAATGCTTTCCAAGAGATGGCATTCAGCATCGAGAAAGTTACTGTGACTGCAAAGTCCAGAGCTCTGAAAGCTGAGTACTCCTTAGAACTTGCACAAGACCTCAAGGCAATCCACGGACTAAACGCTGAGGCTGAACTCGCAAACATTCTCTCTACTGAGATTCTTGCTGAGATCAACCGCGAAGTCATCCGTACAATCTATAAGATTGCTGAACAGGGTGCTACAATCAACACCGCGACACCTGGCGCGTTCGACCTAGACGTTGACTCCAACGGTCGTTGGTCTGTTGAGAAGTTCAAAGGACTTCTATTCCAGATCGAAAGAGATGCTAACCAGATTGCACAAAGAACTCGTAGAGGGAAGGGCAACGTTGTCCTATGCTCTGCTGACGTTGCTTCTGCTCTCACCATGGCAGGAATCCTAGACTATACTCCTGCTCTGAACGCCAACCTCAACGTTGACGACACTGGTAACACCTTCGCTGGTACACTTGCTGGTAAGTACAAGGTCTACATCGACCCATTTGCTGCCAACAACGATGCTAACCAGTACTACGTTGTCGGTTATAAGGGTACTAATCCTTATGACGCTGGTATGTTCTACTGCCCATACGTTCCTCTCCAGATGGTTCGTGCTGTTGGTCAGGACACCTTCCAGCCTAAGATCGGCTTCAAGACTCGTTATGGAATCGTTGCTAACCCATTCGCTGAGGGTAACGTTTCCAACCAGGGTCTCGGAAGACTTCTTGCTAACGCCAACCGTTACTACAGAAGAGTCAAGGTTCAAAACCTTATGTGATTCGTTTCACAACTTCATTCAAGACTCCCTTCGGGGGGTCTTTTTTTTAGCTTTTCCTAAATAGGAGTGCCTTTATAAACAGTATCATGACAAAATGGTTTGTTGCTGGACTGGGGGCAGTCTTGGGAATAGGTCACGTCGCTATGATTGGACTCCTTGTTAACAAGTCAAATTTCCCAGCCGTAAATTTACCTGTAGGAGACTATACATCCTATCATGTAGAAGCAGATAAGGATGGTTATAGTATTCAATACAATTCTAATGATCCTAAAGTAATGTCTCAAACTAGGAGTATTGATAAACCCGCTGGGTTTCTCGGTCTCCGTAGAGCTACAATTAACACCCACGAAGAATACACCATGGATGGAGCCAAGCATCTTGGTGGTCAAGAATCGGGAAAGCTCAGTGCCAGACAAGTCGAGTGCATCAAGGCGGAAGGTGGCGGACAGTCAACAGGTGCCATGGTCGGCAGTAGTATTGGTGCTAGTTTTGCTCCTGTCTTGTCTGGTATTCCCTTTGTTGGTTGGCTTGCGACTGGTTGGGCTACTATGATGGGTCAGAACATAGGTGGAGATATTGGTGGACAAATGGCTACCGAGTTCTCTGATTGTGATGAGGAATTATCTCCTCCAGATATCTCTGATAAATAATTAAAACCCGAGGAAGACTATGCCAACAGGTGCTGGCAAATTAACTGCCTGGGAGAGACAACTAAGAAACAGAAATTTCTTGTCTCCTGCTGGATTTAAATTCACTACGACAAGAGCTCCAAAAGCCGATTTCTTTTCTCAGTCTGCAACTATCCCAGGAATTAACTTAGGTACGGCTGTACAGTCAAACTACCTGAGAGATCTTCCTGTACCAGGAGATAAACTGGTATTTAATGATTTTGATCTAACATTCTTTGTTGATGAAAATCTAGAGAACTACCTAGAAATTGAGAGATGGATGAGGGGTTTGGGTTATCCAGAATCTCTAGGAGAAGCAATTCCATTAGACTTCAATGCGTATTCTGATGGAACTCTTCTCATCTTTAACAGTAATTTTAACAATACTGCTAAAGTAGATTTCTATGATATGTTCCCAGTATCCCTGACACCTATCTCATTTACCGCTCAGGAAACTGATATAAATTATATTATGGCGACAGCCACTTTTAAATATACTATTTTTAATGTGGAGAGTTTAATCGAGGATGAATCTTGAATTAATTGAAAATCTTTGGGATGAGGATTCAAAAATAGATAACGATGAGTTGCACACAGAATCTACAAAGGTGCCGTCGTTACACTCAAAGTATTATAAAATTTATAACAATATTTTAGTCCTCAAAAAAGGACAAGAAAATAAGTACAAAGTACTCAGAAGAGACAAGTGGGAGTATTACTCTGGTAAGGCTTCCCCTGAAGTTTACGTGGAGAAACCGTTTGATTTTAAAGTACTCAAAGCAGATCTAGACAAGTATTTGGATGCAGATGATGAACTCATCAAATGTATTTCCAAGATTGACTACTATGACATTATGCTTTCTTATCTAGAAAGTATCCTTAAGGTAATTCAAAATAGAACTTACCAAATTAAGAACGCTATTGAATGGCAGAGGTTTATTCGCGGTTATGACTGATCTTGTAATTTCCAAAAAGAATGAAGTCTTTCTAAAAGTAGAAGCAGAACCATACATTAATCAAGAACTATCAGACTTTTTTACATTTGATGTTCCTGGTGCAAAGTTCATGCCACAGTATCGTAGTAAGTATTGGGACGGAAAAATTCGTTTATACTCTACAGCTACTGGTGAGATTTACGTTGGGTTATTAGATAAGGTTGTTTCGTGGGCAAAGAAGTCAAACTATACAGTAAGTTTTACAAATAGTAAGTTCTATGGTACTCCTTTTGAACAGAATGAAACGATTACCAAAGAAGGTGTAAAGGGATATATGTCGTCTATCACTAGACTTTCTGCTAGGGACTATCAGATTGAAGGTGTATATGATGCGTTAAAACATAATAGAAGATTACTTATCTCGCCTACTGCGTCGGGAAAATCTTTGATGATCTATGCACTTGTTAGATATTTTACTGAAAAGAAACAACAAGTTCTCTTAGTGGTTCCAACAACTTCTCTAGTGGAACAAATGTATAAGGATTTCATAGACTATGGTTGGGATGCAGAAAACCATTGTCATATGATTTACTCTGGTAAAGAGAAGTTTGATCCAAGAACAGTAACTATCACAACGTGGCAGTCTATCTACAAGTTGGATAAGAAATTTTTTGAACAGTTTGGAGTTGTCATTGGTGACGAAGCGCACCAGTTCAAATCTAAATCTTTAGTTGGAATCATGACCAAATTGAGAGATTGTAAGTATAGGTATGGATTTACTGGAACACTTGATGGATCACAAACTCATAAGTGGGTGCTAGAAGGATTGTTCGGTCCAAGTTACAAGATTACACACACAAGTGAACTCATCAAAAAGGGACACTTATCTAAACTGGACATCAGAATTCTTTTATTGAAACATGCTCCTAGACATTTTGACACGTATGAAGATGAATTGCAATACCTAATTGGACATGAACAAAGAAATCTTTTCATCAAAAATCTTTCCCTAAGTCTTATTGGTAATACACTAATACTATACTCTAGGGTCGAGAGTCATGGACAACCACTATATGAGATGATAAATAGTTCTGCAAACAGTGAGCGTAAAGTATTTTTTGTTCACGGTGGCGTGGATGCCGAAGAAAGAGAACAAGTTAGATCAATTACTGAACAAGAGAAAGATGCTATAATCATTGCCTCTTACGGTACGTTCTCAACAGGCATCAATATTAAAAACCTACACAATGTAGTATTTGCGTCTCCATCTAAATCAAGGATCAGGAATCTACAGTCTATAGGTAGGGTTCTCCGAAAAGGGACGGACAAGTCTAAGGCAATGTTATATGATATTGCTGATGACGTAACGCATAACGGTCGAAAGAATTACACGCTTAACCATCTGATTGAAAGGATTAAGGTCTATAACGAAGAAGACTTTAATTATGAGTTCTCACAAATTAAACTCAAGTAATTATGGAAGAAGAATTTTTTGGTTCAATTAAATTAGTATCTGGTGAAGAAATCTTCGCTGAGATTCTTCCCGTGGAAGAGAATGGGAAAACTGTTCTCGTCGTCAGCGACCCCGTAGAAATTGAAACCGTACATCTACAGGGAAATGCGGAAGGACTCAGAATGATGCCATGGTTACGTAGTCTTCCTAAAGAAGGCATCGTGGTTATTCCTATGGATAGAGTTATTACTGTTGTAGAAGCAGAAGATGATTCTGATGTAGTAGGATACTATCAAAGATTTATTATTTCCAATCTATCTGATGGTGGAAGTGGAAAAATCAAAGCATCCCGAAAGATGGGACAACTCGGTACGGTTGCCAAATCGAGAGAGCTTCTAGAAAAGATCTGGAAGAAATCAGAGAGTACAGAAGCTGAATAGCATATCCCTTCTGAACTCTGGCAGAGTAATTGTACTGTAATATGAGACCCGTGTCAACTGGACATAATGGTTTTCTCATGTTACAATGAATTCAAATACAATAAGAAGGACTTATGGTATGCCTCCAGCAAAGACGAGAAAGAGATCTGAACACTATGTGAATAACAAGGAATTCTTGTATGCAATTGTTCAGTACAAAAAAGATGTAAAAGACGCCGAAGAAGCGGGTCAACCTAAACCACGTATCAGTAATTATCTTGGTGAGTGTTTTCTAAAAATTGCCACGCACCTATCTTATAAACCAAACTTTGTAAACTACATGTTCCGTGAGGACATGATCTGTGATGGTATTGAGAACTGTGTTCAATACATTCATAACTTTAATCCAGAGAAATCTA